ACCGGGTCCCCCGTCTACTACTCGGTGTGGGGCTCGCAGATGTTCCTGTGGCCCAACCTCGATCCGTCGGTGTCGGGCGACTTCCAGCTGCGGGCCTACCGCCAGCCGGTGTGGACGAACGCAGCCAGCGACATCCCCGATCTCGACCCCCGCCTGCACATGACCCTGTGCTGGTACGCCATCTCCCTCACCTACGCCCAGCAGGAAGACGACGTGCTCGAAGGCACCTACCTGGCGCGCTGGGACCGCGACCTGCGCCAGCAGCTGAAGATGCTGTTGGAGCCGGTGCGTCACCGTCCGCTCGTCCTGCACGGCGGTACCCCGATCGGCGGGGTCGCACCGTGGATCATCAACCCGCCCACACCGGGGGCGCCGTAGATGGTCAACCGGCTGGAGCCCGTCAACCTGACCACGTTCAGCGGGGGGCTGAACCTGCGACGCAGCCAGTTCGAACTGGCTGAGGACGAGTCACCAGACCTGCTCAACGTCGACATCGACCCACGGGGTGGGTTCTTCACCCGCAAAGGCTGGCAGCGGTGGAACGAACTCGACATCGTCGACCCGACCATCGAGCTGTGGAAGCCGAAGAACACCCACTGCACCAACCACGCTGACGGCAGCCAGGACATCTACGTCGTCAACAACAACAAGATCTACTACGCCGAGGCGGACGCTGTCTTCCACCGTCTCGGCACCGTCGTCGCTGACGCTGTCCCACACATGGCGGACTTCGCGGTGTGGGCCGAAGACACCTACATGGCGCTCGGCAACCAGCATCCCCCGATCCGGGTCAGCCCGACGTTCGGGATCACCACGATGGCCCCGACGTTCTCCGAGGTGGATGCCCCGGTGGTGAACTCGATGCCGCAGGCCGAACTCATCGAACCGCACGCCGGGTACATGTTCGTCGCCAACACGTTCGAGGCGGCCACGTTCCACTTCAGCCGTCTCCGCTGGTCGCACCCGGACCGCCCCGACGCCTGGCGCACCGACGACTTCATCGACATCAACACGGGCGGCGGGCGGATCACGAACCTGATGTCGTTCCAGGATCACCTGCTGATCTTCAAGACGAACTCGATCTGGGCGCTGTACGGCTACGACGACACGTCGTGGCAGCTGGTGAAGGTGTCGATCTCGATCGGGATCCCCGGACCGGGGGCCTGCACCCGCAGCGAGAAGGCCGCCTACTTCTTCTCGGGATCCGACAAGGGTGGGATCTACGGGTACAACGGCAGCCAACCGACGTACCTGTCGGAGGCTCTGCGCCCGGCGTTCGAAGAGATCATCGCCTACGACAAGGTCTACGTGTCGTGGGCTGGCCGCAAGCTGTGGGTCAGCGTGCCCTGGGTGAAGGACATCGGCGCGACCGAAGACATCGGCGCCGTCTTCGTCAACGACCCCGACGTCGGCCAGGGCGGAGCCTGGACGATGTACCGCTCCGACTTCGGCTGTCCCGGCCCGGTGCTCGAAGGCGCCGACATCAACGCCCAGTTCCCACTGTCGGCGTTCTGGTCCCCGAACGCCGCGATCCTCGTCACGCTCGACTACCACACCGGGGCCTACGACATCTTGGAAGCTGGGCCGACGCTGGCCGCGACAACCGCCACCACCGAGAGTCCGATCGTCACCGGGGACGGGCTCATGATCGAGGTGACCGCTGGACAGATCGTCGGGCAGGGGTTCGACGCCTACTACCGGACGCGGTGGCTGCACGGCGGATGGCCGGACCGCAAGAAGTCGTGGCGACGCCCCACGTTCATCTGTCGCCAGGTGTCCCGGCCGACCGATCTGCTCGTCGAGACGTACCGCGACTACAACGAGACCCAGGTCGCCCGGACCCGCACCCTGCACCTGCGGGCCATCGGCGCTGCCTACTGGACTGAAGGTGGTTTCGATGACAAGGATCAGGGCGGCTTCGACTGGACGGAAGGTGGACGGGCCGACCCGTCCGGTCGGGGCGCCGACTACGGCCAGACCGAAGGCGGCGCCAGCCTCATCCGCGGTGGGTCGCTGGGACTGGCCCGGGCGGTGCAGATGAAGGTCCGCCTCTCGCCGGTCACGCCGCAGCAGCGATGGGGTGTCGACGGGATCGTGGCGAAAATCATCATGCGGAGGTTCCGGTGAGCAAGCTCAACTTGCAGTTCGACTTGGCGAACCTGGCCCCGGCCGACGCCAACCCGGTGCAGTCCAACTTCTCGCGCACCGAACTGCACGTCAACCAGGAACTCTTGGAGCGCGACGGCACCGTCGCGATGCGCCAACCGCTGCGCCTTGCCGGGGATCCCGTCAACCTGCTCGACGCCACCCCGAAGCAGTACGTCGACACGGTCCTGCCGGTCGGGGTCATCATGTCCTACGGCGGCACCACCGTCCCGGCGGGAGGGCGATGGCTGCTGTGCGACGGGACCGAGTACCAGACCGCCGACTACCCGGAACTGTTCGCCGTGATCGGGACCAACTACGTGGTCGGCACCCCGTCGACCGGCAGGTTCAACGTGCCGAACCTGACGAACCGGTTCCCGATGGGCGGCTCCCCCGGCACCACCGGGGGAGTTGCCGATGCCGTGGTCGTCAACCACACCCATCCCATCGACCACGGTCATGCCGGGTCGACATCCGGCGCCGACGATCGCGATCACGTCCACGGCGACGACCACCAACACTCCGGCGGCACGGCCGGGATGAACGCAAACGCCACCCACCACCATGAGAGCGCGGGGGTCGAAGGCCAGCAGGGCAGCTCGTTCGGAGCCCGGGCGCTGTACTCGCAGGGCGTCGGGCCAGGCGACATCAGCTTCTGGACCGGCGAGACCAACACCGACCACGCTCACGGCTTTACCACCAACTTCAAGTCGCAGCAGGGCTACGGCACGAACACCGGGGGGCACAACACCGGCCACCTCCACGCCACCAGCACCCCGGCGATGGGCGGCCCCAGCGGTGCCGCCGCCGGGGGTGTCGCCGGAACCAACCAGAACCTGCCGCCCTACATCGGGGTGGCCTTCATCATCAGGGCACATTGATGCCGATCGCTGACGTAGCCGGATACAACACCCAGCAGGCCGATACCCAGTACCGGTACAACACCGACAAGGCGACCAACGCCTACGGCCGCTTCCTGTCTCAGCAACGAGGGGAACGATCCCTCGGTGACATGACGACGAACTTCAACCGGCAGCTTCCGAACTACCGGGCGTCGTTCGCTCAGCGCGGCATCGCCGGTCCCGGCGTCAACTCGGGAATCATGCGCCGGTCGATGGCGAACTACCTCGGGGACTACGCCCGTGACTACTCCCGTCAGCAGCAGGACACCACGCAGGAAGCCCAGAACTACGACCTGCAGTCGGCCCAGCTCGACGCGTACCTGAACAACAGCATGGCTGCCCTGGAGCAGAGCAAGCAGAACGACATCGCCAACGCGGCGCTGGCGATCGAAGCCTTGCGGCCCTACCTCGGCAGCCTGGGAGGAAGTTTGTAATGGCACTGCTCCCGCCGGGCTGGACAGCCAAGCCGACCACGAACCGGGTCGCCACCCCGACCGCCACCGCGGCCGCCCAGAGCCGCCTGATGGAGTCGAACTACGGAGCCGACGACCGCGCCAACGTGGCGGCCCGCACCGCCCTGCAGTCGCAGGGCATGCCCGCGAACAACGCGTCGATCATGCAGTACCGGCTCGGCAACATCAACACGCTCGCCCAGAACATGGGGGCGCAGAAGGCGACCCCGGCCGCGCCGATCCGCACCCTCTCCGGCAGCACCGGCAGCAGCGGTGGTGGCGGTGGTGGCGGTGGTGGCCGTCGCGGTGGTGGTGGCGGTGGTGCAGCCCCCGTCCCGAAGCTCACCCAGCAGCAACTGGACTGGGCGGCGTCGGTGCTGGCAGGCGGCAAGCCGGGTGACATCACGGCGGGCACCCTGGACCTGCCGGACTACCAGGGGATGGCGGTGCGGGCCTTCGACCCGTCGCAGTGGCAGATGGCGTTGGGGGCTCTCAACCAGGGCGCCGAATCGGATCTGGGTACAGCGAACACCGCCACCCAGAACATGCTGCAGTTCCTCAACACCAACTACACCAACGCCTTCAACAACCCGAGTCAGACGTACGCCACCGCCGGTCAGGCCCCGGGGACAACGCAGCAGGGGATGCAACGATTCCTGCAGTCGCAGGGCGTGAACCCGGACGTGGCTGCCGGGAACTACCAGCAGGCCCAGAGCGCGGACCAGGGGTTCGGGAACCTGTGGCGTTCCCTCGCCGGGAACGAAGACATCGCCCAGCGGTCCCGGCTCGCCAACGCCCAGCAGTACGGCAACCAGGCGGTACAAGGAATCAACGCCGCGGCGTCCGCCGGGCGGCTCGGGCTCGGGCTCGGGCAGGCCCAGGCGCAGGGAGCCTGGCAGCAACGAGCCGACGAGCGGGCTTACCAGGATTACCAGATGCAACAGCAGATCGCCCAACAGGAGGCGATGCAGAACTGGCAGCGGGCCAACCAGGTACAGGACACCAACTTGACGAACCAGAACCAGTACCGCAACGCCGAGATGCAGTCGCTGCTGGGACTCCTCCCGCAGCTGATCCAGAGCCCCGGCCTGTCCCTGCCGTCGCTGCAGGCGTTGGGGATGGGCTGAGATGGCGAAGAAGCCCTCTCCCCCGAACGTCTTCTCGGAGCCGGTCGGCTCGACGAAATGGATCCAGGCGTTCAAGGAACTGAACCCGCAGGACCAGGAGTCGGCCTGGACCTACTTCAACCAGCCCGCCACCACAGGCGGGATCTTCGACGAGCCCGACTACTCCGAGCCGACCGCCGACTTCGGCGGGGCTCAGCTCGACCCGTTGTTCGGCCAGCTGATGGGTGGCGGCGGTGGCGTCGACATCCCGACGCTGACCGCGAAGGGTGCGATCGACCCGTACGACCTGCCGCAGGAAGCGGCCCGCACCAACCTGCTGCAGGACCGTTGGACGTCGATGGCCGATGTCGTCGGGGCGGCGCTCGCCGGTCCCGGCGCGATCGACCCGACACTGTTCGCGCCGACCGTCACCCAGCCCGAAGATGTCATTGACACGCCCGGTCTCAACCTGGCGACGAACTACGCCAAGGGTCGGGGCTATCAGCGGTTCATCGCTGACCGCATCGCCAAGGGCGCGACCGACGCCGAGGCCGTGGCCGACATGTGGGATCTGGTCAACAAGCCCGACAGCGAGAAGGTCACGAAGGAACTGCGACAGCAGCGCGACGACATCATCCGGTCGCTGCCGAAGAACCCGCAGGGCGACACCAGCCTGCAGCTGCCGTCGAACCAGTCGGGGATGGCCGGAGCGATGGGTGGCGGGTTGTCGCCGTACGCGGCGGCGCAGGGGCAGGGACAGGGCGGCGCAAACCGTGACGCCGACATCCTGCGGATCAACAACTTCGCGGCCGACCTGTACGGCAAAGTCAGCGAGGACCAGGCGAAGATCCAGAGCGGCTGGCAGGACCCGAACTCCGGCAAGTGGTACACGAAGGCGCCGACGCAAGAGGACAGCTACCTCACCACCAAGTTCCACAACCTCGGGCTGCCCACCCCGATCGCCCAGTACAACGACCCGCAGTACATCCAGGCGATGCAGGCCCAGATCGCCCCCACCCTGCAGCAGGACGTCAGTGACTGGCAGTCCAACCTCGACCAGCTGCAATCCAACCAGGACCGCTACGGCGCGTACGCCTCGCAGCTCGACCGCAGCAACGCCGGGATCCAAGGTGTCGCTCAGGAAGCGGCGAAGCGGGACGCCGCCAACAAGCTGATGCTCGACCAGGCCAAAGCGTTGTCAGCGCAAGGGGTTCCCCACGCGTTCGGTCGGGGTGTCGGCCTCCCGGCCGGGGCTCAGATCCCGGCGGGGATCAGGCCCGACGACTACGTCAACCCGTCGACCGGCGGCACCTGGCAGCAGGGACCGGCGCAGCCCCCAGCGCAGCCCCCGGCGATCCGCGGGGGCACCGCCCAGGGCGCCGGGCCGAAGCCGGTCAGCGCCGAAGAGATGCTGCGAACGATGATGCAGAGCCTGCCGGAGAACGCCGGGGGGATCAGCCCGACCAGCCCGATGGCCGGACAGCAGGCCACCGGTCCCGGCATCAACCTCGGTGGTCCGATCGCCGGGACGAGCATGGGCAACTACATGGGGCGGGTCAACCTGCCGCAGACCACCGCGGCTTCGGCGTCGCCACAGGTCGCAGCCCAGATGGCACCGCAGGTCGCGCCCGGGGTGTCGCCGCAGGACATGCAGAACGTCAACCCGTCGACCGGGGCGCCGTGGCTGCAGGGCCCGGGGACCCAGCAGTTGTCACCACAACAACAGGCGATGGCGATAGCGATGATGGCTGGCGTCCCGCGGTCCATGCCGGAAGCCAGGGCCTCCTACACGCAGGGCCGCACCGGTCCCGGCATCAACCTCGGTGGTCGCATCACCGGGACGAGTTCCGACACGTACGGCCGGGTGCGCCTCCCCGATGTCCCGGCCGGTGCGGCCGGTGCTCCCGCGGCTCGGACTGGGACGGCGAACGCGGGCACGGCCGCGTCGCTGGGGCCCGCATCGAAGGCGACCGGGCCGAACATGGGGGCGCCCAGCCCGCTGCCGCAGTTCTTCATGCCGCTCGGCGGGGGCGGCTACGCCCCGTTGAAGAACGACAAGGAAGCGGCGGCGGCCACGCTGATGAGCGTCCTGCCGCAGGTCTTCAACTTCGCTCAGCGCAAGAACGAAGGCGAGAACGTCAACCCGAAGGACATCAAGGTCACCCGCCCGGTGAAGTTCGACCAGAAGTTCGCGGCCCAGTCGGCGAAGGACGCGAAGACGGCGCGGGACACCTTCACCAAGGCGAACACGGCGCGCTACCAGGCGTCGCAGTCGGTGCCGCAGAGCCTGGCGTTGGCGGCCTACGCGCTCGGTCAGGCCAACGCG